TTCTCTCATTGCCTTGTGTTCTTCATCCCTACTAAGGGAATAATTTTCCGGCCTGGTAGCCATACTAATTACTCCCGTTTTAGTCCGCTTTACACGATCTGGCAAGCTGGTGATGGCCGCTCGAATCTTCGGATCCTTGCGGCAGACGGTTACTAACGATAGAGGTATTTCGGTCAGATGTTTGTCAACTTGCTTGGCAAGAATATTCACATTCCGACGTACTATCTTTCTAAAGGTTTTTCCGTCGGACGTGGCCTCGGCTGCAAAACCGAGCACGTCTTCAACATCAGCGTCCATCCACATTGACGACGCGTTAAATTTCCTTTGTTTTTTGCCATGCTCAAAGAGGGTAGAGTTGATCTCACCCTGGTAATCGGACACAAGAGTTTTCTCTTCATTGACAACTAGCCCGACCTCGCCTCCCTGAGCGACAATTTCGCCGCGGAGATTAGTGGTTGTTCGCACCTCGCGAGTTAGTAGATCATCGCCGTTAACCAACAGCGGATGTCCACTCCATTCTTTAAAACCAATCTCCTTCCTTTCCATCATGGCAGTCAGTGCCATATCAACTACGGTCTTGTTGATTATGCACAGGAGCGGAAAAGACAAAACAGAACCCATGGGCTGCCCTGTAAATGTCTCCCTCCCGTCAATACGGAGGTTTGCAAGCACTTGCAATGCCTGGTGTTCATCTTCCGTAATGACGTCTGCCATTTCCTCAAGGACCTCAACTGCAACTCTTACGTAAGCCGACTTGATGTTGTCTGTCGCCGACGAGTAATCGAAACTCAGTAGAGAAGCGCCTGTAAGGCCCTTGACGTGCTCTTCAGTCGGGTCTCCGACGAGCAACCACCCTCGCTTTTTTAACATTTCATACAATGAGTAATGGAGTGGAGCCAACCGTCGAGTGTTCTCTGCAGAGTATAATGTGACTACTCTGGGTTTACCAGATGAAAACACCAACTCGGTACGACAGTCGGTCGAAAATTCTTCCTCATTCCAATTACCCCCGTCCCTTCTGGTAAAACGCCGGGTAGCGTGACCATTAGGTATGAACGGGGAACGTTTTCGGTCCCATCCCTTCTCGACATTGGCGCGCATCGC